ACCCCAATCTGGCTATCACTAATGGTTTTTATCCTGCACATTTGGGCAAAGATTTCGTAGGCATCTACAAGTTTTTGTTTGAGCAGCGCAAGTCATACCCCAAGAAGTCAGCAGAAAGCGCGATGTTGAAGCTGGCGCTGAACGGTGTGTACGGTGACAGCAACAACCAGTTCTCTGTCTTCTACGACCCGCTGTTCACCATGAGTATCACGCTCAACGGGCAACTGCTGCTGTGCCTGCTGGCCGAGGGGTTGATGCACATCGAGGGGCTGCGCCTGATCCAAGTGAACACTGACGGCCTGACCGTGCGGGTGCCCCGGGCCAACAAGTGGCTGGTGGACGTAGCCCGTGCGGCGTGGCAGTCACGCACAAAGCTGAACCTTGATGAAGCTGTCTACAAAGCCATGATGGTGCGTGATGTCAACAACTACATCGGCGTGTTTGAAGACGGCAGCACCAAGCGCAAGGGTGCTTACGAGTACGACATGGACTGGCACCAGAACGCTGGCGGTCTTGTGATTGCCAAGGTGGCCGAGAAGGTGCTGGTCGAGGGTGCGCCCATCCGCAAGACGCTGGAGCAGTGGCCCGACATCATGGACTTCATGCTGCGCACCAAGGTGCCCCGGTCAAGTTACTTGGGTCTTGAGGTTGACGGCGTGACCACGCGACTGCAAAACACCACGCGCTATTACATCGCCAAGGGTGGTGGTCGCCTGTTCAAGTGGATGCCACCGCTGGCAAAGAAGCCCGGTGAGTGGCGCAAGATTGGCGTCGAGTCGGGCTGGGGTGTCCAGCCTTGCAACGACATCAGGGACGCAGGCAAGCTGCCTGTCGATTTTGATTATTACGTCAAAGAAGTGGAGAAGCTATGTTTGGGATTGGCATGAACAACGTGATTCCCGTATCGGAACAAACAATGAAGGAGTTAAATGAAATGGTCGGAGCACTGAACAAACAAGTTGACGGTAAACACTACAAGGATTTGCCGATCCAGCCAGTCGAGTACATCTACGCCAACGCGCTGGGGTACTTTGAGGGCAACGTGATCAAGTATGTGAGTCGCTGGCGCAAGAAAAACGGTGTGGCCGATCTGGAAAAGGCCAAACACTACATCGAGTTGCTGATCGAGTTGGAGAGTCGCAAACTGGACGGAGAGTGCAATGCTGGAAAAACAGATTGAACAGAAGGTCTGCGACTACGCCAAGTCCAAGGGTGTGCTGGCGTACAAGTTCACCAGTCCCGCCCGTGCCGCTGTGCCTGATCGTCTGTTTATCGGACCCGATGGCCGCATGTGGTTCTGCGAGTTCAAGCGCGAGGGTCAAGTGCCCACGCCAGCGCAGTACCGAGAGCACGAAAGGCTGCGCCAGCAGATGGTCAACGTGTTCGTCATCGACAACGTGGCCGAGGGTGAGTTGATGGTTGACGTGATGGTGATGGGAGCATGACATGAACGCTGACTATTTTTACGAGAAGTTTAAAGACGCTGTTGTCTGGTTTGGTCTTGGCTGGGGTGATAAACATCTCATACGTGTACGCGTTTCAGGTAATCAGTTGTGTTTTGAGCATGACGGTGTGGAACTTCGCATAACAATTCCGGTGATGTATGCTGACACCTGACCTGCTGCACGGCTACCAGCAAAAGGCCGTCAACTTCCAATCTACGCACCCCCACTCGATGCTGTGGCTGGACATGGGGCTGGGCAAGACCGTGATCACCTTGACCACGCTGGCCCACCTGATCCGCACCAGCTTCCTGCGCGGCGTCATCATCGTGGCCCCTATCCGGGTCATCCGACTCGTGTGGCGTCAAGAGGCTGCGAAGTGGGAACACACCAAGCACCTCAGGTTCAGCATGGTCGCAGGCACAAAGGACCAGCGCACACGCGCCCTGCTGCGCCCTGCTGATGTCTATATGGTGAATTACGAGAACCTCGGTTGGCTCGCCGAGACACTTCAAACTTACTTCGTCAAGAAGAACAAGCCCATGCCCTTCAACGGCATCGTGTGGGACGAAATCAGCAAGATGAAGAACAGCGCCACGAACCGGGTCAAGGCGTTTCGCAAGATCGCTGACCAGTTCGACTGGACCACGGGCCTGACCGGCACCCCTGCCAGTAATGGCTACAAAGACCTGCACGGTCAGTTCCTCGTGGTGGACAGAGGTGAACGTCTGGGCACTAGCAAGACAGCGTTCAAGACCCGGTTCTACAAGAAGGTCGGGCCGTACAAGGAAGTGGCCTATGAGGACACCGAGGACACCATTAAGAAGCTGATCGGTGACATCACGCTTGAGATGTCAGCCGAGGACTACAACCCGCTGCCTGACCTGATCGTCAACAACATCGAGATCGAGATGCCTGACGAGTTGAGGGCCAAGTACGACAGGCTGGAGAAAGAGTTCTTCATGGTGCTCGACAGCGGCAAGGAGATCGAGGCGTTCAACCAAGCGGCGCTCACCAACAAGTGTTTGCAGTTCTCCAACGGCGCTATGTATCCCATCGCCGGGATGCCACTGTGGGAGCCGGTGCATGACCTGAAGCTGGAGGCGTTGGAGGACATCATCGATGAGGCCCAAGGGTCGCCCGTTCTGTGCGCCTACGCCTACCGGTCAGACGCTGCGCGGATCATGGAGAAGTTCGAGCACCTGCGGCCCATCAACCTGACCGAGTGCAAGACCGAGAGCGCACTGACCAACGCCATGCACCGCTGGAAGAATGGCGACTGTTCGCTGATGATCGGCCACCCTGCGTCAATGGGTCACGGCATCGACGGCTTGCAGAAGAACGGCCACATCCTCGTGTGGTATGGCATCACTTGGTCGCTGGACCTGTACGATCAATTCAACGCCCGAGTGCGCCGTCAGGGTCAGGGGGCACCCGTCATGTGCCACCGCATCTTGATGCAGGCCACACTTGACCAAGCGCAGGCACTGGCACTCGACGAGAAGGCCACCACGCAGGCCGGATTGCGTAACGCTGTAAAACAATATCGCTTATCTAAAAATGTGTGATACACTTGTGTCACATCAACCACTGGAGTAAACGATGAACACGACCTACTTAATCAAAGTCAGAACTCTTTATCCCAACAGTCGCCACAACCAAAGGCAGTGGATCAAGAGCATTCGCCAGCTTGGCCCCAAGTGGCTGGTGGCCCAGCCGCAGCCACAAGCGAAACTGCGTGAGCAGGCAGCAGGGCGGTGCGTATGACGTGGCCCTTCCCTCCCCCGGGTGGTCCTGTGCCGTGGACACCACAGCAGGAGTCCGAGTACCAGCGCCAGCAACGCAGTCAGTTGCCGGAGGCACCGTGGGTACAGTAAACCGTGGAAAGCGAGTTGTCGCAGCCCTTGCTGCCATTGTCGAGTTTGGCGAGATCACCGCGATGGAGTTGTCGGAGTATCTGGACATCACCCGATACGATGCCCACGCTGTCCTGCGGCGCATGAACAAGCGCACCAAGGCCGGGGTCAAGCGTATCTACATCGTCCGGTTCATCGACGATCATGATGGTGCTCGTAAGTACCCCCGGGCGGTCTATGCGATGGGTGACAAGCCTGACGCCAAGAAGCCCAAGGCTGACCAACTCAGGGTCAAGCGGGAATACTACGCCCGGTTAAAGTCACGCACCACCATGAACAGCGTGTTTAATCTCGGCCTGCACTGGAGAGCCGCAGCATGAGCATCAAGTGTCCGGTATGTGGGGCATGGACATCGGTGAAGCAAACTCGAACACGTAAAACTGACGGCGTGGTGACGCGCCGATACGAGTGTGCGAATCTGCACCGCTTCTCAACCGAGGAGCGGGTGTGGGTTAGGACAGAAACAGAGTTCGCTCTGCTTCGCGGCGGCGCACCAGCCCCGGCAGCACCTTACCACCACCTTTTGTCCAAACCATGAACGCCTCGGCAGCACCTTCCCAGTCTCCCCGGTTCGCTCTCATGCGGATCGTGGAGCGCTGGAGGTTGCCTAGCCCAAAGTTAAAGGAAATAGAGACAAGAGCGTCGAAAGCGCCTTGACGCCCAACCACACCGGGAACAAGACGAAGAACACCCCGTTCAAAAGTTCCGACATCAGTGCGGAATAGTTCGTCGATTTCTGTTTTCGTGAACGCACGGTTGTCCTCCGCTTTCAGGGGCATTTCTCTGCGGATCATGGGCGTTTCCTTGCCCTCCACCCGCACCATCGGTAGCCTGATCTGTTCTTGGTACAGGACGTGGCCGTAGCCAATCGTCCAGATGTGGGCAGGGCACAGGTAGGGTTTGTTTCTAAACCCCTCAAACCTGTGCATCAGGTCTTCACCTGCCTTGCTCAGTTTCACTTCTTGCCCCAGTTACGTGACCCGAACCAGAACCCGATGATACCGCCCAACATCGCCATCTCGTCGCTGGAGAAGATCAGGTCGGAGTACTTGATGACATCGTCGATGTTTTGGATCAAACCGGGGTGCTGGTACAGATACCAAGCCATGAAAGCGTTGATCGCCACCAACTCAATCACGAAGATGTATGTCACTGTGGGGCGCACTGTGCCCACGTAGCTGGACACCCACGAAGCGGCCTTCTCAAGCACCTTGGCATCGTGCGCCAGCGCTGCCTCAGTCATCCGCGCATCAGTCTCCATCGCTACCTGTTCGGTGCGAATCTCCTCGACACGGGCCTGTGCAGCAAAGCCAGCAGCCGCCAGTTGGAGTTCACGTTCGGTCTGAACTCGGGCCAGTGCCAACTCGTGTTTCTGGTCGGCTTTGTTTTGGAAGTACTCCAACAGCTTGGGCAGGCCGGAAATCAGCAGACCCCCGAGGGTTGAGATGAGAGACAGCATTACGCACTCCTTACACTCATGACAAGATAGGCTCCAAAGCCCACCAAAAGAAAAATCAGCGTTACACCGCCAACCACAATCAAAATTTCGACGAGTTCTTCGCGCTCTTTCTTGGCTCTCAGTGCGCGATCACGGGCCAACTGCATGTCGATCTTGTCCTGCTTGTCCATCTCGGCCACACGGACCATGATGCTGTTCCAAACGTCCATGTTGTTTGGAAAGAACAAGCCTTTGACCTGTTCCTCAAAGTCCCGCTGGGCCTTCAGGTCAAGTTCGATCTGAACCGCCTTGCCCATGTTAGAGCCACCGCTGCTCTTGGCTTCATTGAGGGCCTTGGTGACTTCGTGCTTTTGCTCAAAGTATCTGCCAAGCAACGGGCCGAGACTGCGCACATCATCTATCGTTGATGAGGCTTCTTTGATCATAGAAACTGTCTTTTGAACAGCCGCCATGCCAGCAAGCGCCAATGTGATCGGGTCCATCAAACAACTCCACCAACGAAAACGGCAACTTGAAGCAGCCACCACAGCACGATGATGCCAACGGCAATTTTCACCCTCATGACAGCACCTGAACAAAAACACGGACGCACCAGACGATGAATCCTACGACAAAGACCGCAGCAATGAAGCTGACGGCCCAGTCTTTCATTTGAGAATCCAGACAGCCGAGAAGATTGTTCCGGCCATTGACAGGATCATGACTCCGGCAGTCTTCATCATGATCCCCTCGATTCGCTTGAGTCGTGCGTTGATCTGGTCGTACCGGATAGCGCAGATTTCCTCGTGTGTCGCCAATCGTGCGTCAGTCGCATCAATCGTGTTCATTACTACCTCACAAAAGCATTTTCGACGTTACGATCAGGGGCCAGCATATTGACACCCATTGTGGTTGTGCCCGTCACTGCGGCGCGGGTAGGTGCGCCCCACTTCACTGGGTCTGCCAAAAGCTGCAACACACGGTTGCGCTCGGCAGCAGGCAGCGACTCCAGCAATTGAGCAGCACCCTCGGGTGTCTTCAACGCTTCGGTCAAGGTTGCCATTGTCTTTTGACCAATCTTGTTTTCCAAGATGTTCAAGCCCTTGTTTGTCGTCGCAGCCACTGCGCTCAAGTATGACGGCAAGCGGAACTTGCTCATGTTTTGCAACAGCAATTCTTTGAGCGCAGTCTGTCCATTCTCGACTTGGGACTTGATGCTGGCGTTGCGGATGACCTTGGCAGCTTCTGCTTCCAGCGGGGCCAGTGTACCCTCGGCCAACTCGACAGCAATGTTGTACTTGCCGGGGCCAAGAATCTTCTCGACAGCTTCAGGCGACTCGTTCTGCACCAGTCGCACAAAGGCGTTCTTGTCGGTCTTGAACAGACGCAGGGCTTCGCCAGTCAACTGCTTCTCGGCAATCTTCTGGGACATCTCGGCGTGTTGCTTCAGATACTCGCGGTAGCCTTTGCCACCAGCCGACTCGATGGCATCGTCAATCAATGGCTTCACACGGCTCAAAACGCCAGCGGCGAGGTTGCGCTGCGCTGTGGCGTCCATGCCGGGGCGAAGCTGTTGGATCGCAGCATTGACCGAATTCTTGCGAATGGCGTCAAGTGCTCGGGCGTCGATGATGCCGCCACTGTTGGTCCACTTGGCGATGTCGTCTGCCACGTTCTTGACCGCACCCAGCAGCACATCGTTACCAGCGAACTCAGGGTTGTTGGACACAGCTTTGAGGCTGTTGACCAGCGGCTTGCCTTCCAGCGGCTTGATGCCGACAGAGCGCAGGGCACCCGCTGCCTCGCTGGCGAACCGAGCACCTTGGCCCAAATCGAGTGAGGCGTCAGCAGCCTTGCTGGACCACTCGCCAAACGCCTTCTCGGCCAACTCGCCCGAGTAGGTGTACTTGGACAGGCCCACGGGCAGGTCACGCTTGATCAGGCCGAGTCGGGCGTTGGCTGTGGCGATGTCGCCCAGTTCAATGAGGCGGCGAACCTCTTGCACTTTACCGGCAGCTTGCTCACCAAGTTCAGCCGACATGTTTTCCAGACGCGCCACTTCTTTGCCAAGGTCTGCACGGTTCAGCGCTGTCTCGCGCATCGGCCCGGTAATTTTGTTGACGTTCTCCTTGGCCTGTTGCGTGGTAGCCCGAACATCAGCGGCTGTGGTGCCACCGGCCAGCTTCGACAAGGCGTTGAGCGACACTTCGCCTTGGGACTTCTCAAGGGCCGACAGGAACCGTGGATCGCGCTTGGTGGCGCGGTCGATCAGGGCTTGGAATGTCGGGCTGTTGATGTCGGCAGTGGCCTGCGCTGCGCTTACGCCTTGACCCTGCGCTGCCTTGAGCGCATTGAGGGCTTGAGGCAGATCAGGGCCGAGAGCGTTTCGTGCGATGTCAGCAGCTTTGTTTTGCGGAATCTTGCGCAGGTCAACCAGCTTGCCGACACCTTGGGCAATCAGGGGACCAGCAACTCGGCCACCGGCTTCAAAGGTTGCACCTTCGAGTACGTTACGCGCAGGCTCAGTGACGATGGCAGCACCTTGACGGCGGGGTTTTACGCCCATCGCCACATCGGCCATCTCCAAGCCTTCCTTGGCGATACCGTAGCCAAGGCCAGCGCCGCCCACGATACCGGCTGGACCCATTGGGGTGCCCAGCAGACTGCCAGCAATCGCACCACCAGCTTCGACGAGGGGTGCTGCAAATGGGCGCACGGCTTGGTACACCTGCTGACCACGGCTCAGTTCTTGACGTGGTCCGGGGATTGCAGCCTCGGCGGTGCGGGGACGCAGCGACTCGGGTAGTTCCGGTGCTGCTGGCGCTGCCTGCTGACCCAAGGTCGGCAGTTGCGCTTGAATCAGCGACTGTGCTTGCTCGGGTGTAGTGCCCTCGGGCACCTCAAACCGACCAATGCGACCATCGGGTAGTTGGACTCGGGCGATAGGCATTATTCAAATCCCAAGAATTTGACGCCCCCGGCTGCGGGAGCAACAGG